TCATATAACGCCATACCGCCGGCTACCAAAGCACCACCTAACTTCATCGCACCGCCCATACGAGGTAACTTAAATCTACTCTTGCCAGGTTTTTTACCTTTTCTATTTTTTCGTTTATTTTTGCCATCGCGGGTCATCATCATATCACCTGCGGTATCAAGAAGAGAATCATCTCCACCGCCGCCCATGCCGCCATTAGCTTCAATCCTCTTTAATGTGTCGAGAATATCTTCTAAAACTTCATTGTTCTTTTCAGCCCAAGGCTCTTTGTCTACACCGGATTTAAATACAGTATTAGTGCTACTTTCGTTATTGTTTGTTGTAGAAGAACTACTTTCTGAGAGCTTCTCAGAGTCCTTCTGTTTGTTTTCTTTTATTAACTGAGGTGTAGACTCGCCTGTTAGTTGAAGTCCCTCTTCACCAACTGCTGTAGTTAGTCCCTCAGCTTGTCTTTCCTGAGCAATTTCCAGTCTGGCTTGTTTGGCTGCAAAAGCATCTGCAGCATTGTCGCCCGTACCCAAAGCATTGCCTAGGGTTCTGCTTATAAGCCCACCACCGCCAGATAAACCTCCTGTGTTAGGATCACCAAATAAACGTGTAGGGCTGAATGCTTGTTTTACTGCTTTGAGACCTGTAGCATCTTGATCGATGTTAAGAGCTTCTTTAAAACGACTACCGCCTCTTAAATCTTTTTTAACATTATCTAAACCGAGGAGTTCACTTATTTTATCTCCACTATCTCCAGCAGTAATCTTTAATCTTTCTGTTTGTTTGCTTATTTCGTTTTTGGCTTTTTCTGCATCTTTACCTGTTAAGTTTTGTGCCTTAGCCATTAACTCTACAAGTTTTTTAAGTTCTGCTTGTGTTTCGTCACCTTCTTTTTCAAATATTTCTTGAAGAGCTCCTGCATTTTGTCCAATGTTTTTAGACATTGTTGCTGAGGCTTTAGCAGTACCAAATTGTAATGCGTTTGTAGTTTCACCTTGAGCACCTATGTTACTGCCTGCTCTAATAGCGTTACCTAGCATTTCTATACGGTTTTCGCTATCCTCATACGCTTCTTCTTTAGCGTATGTGCCTCTTATTTCATCTCTGTACTTTATTCTACCCTGTTTGTCTGTTTCTTTTCTTACAGTAGACTTACCACCTATTTTGACTTTGTCCATTCTATTGACAACGTCTTCTCTAACTCTTTTTTCTGACTGATCAGAAACAACCTCTTCTGCTCTATTTCTTCTATCGGACTGTAGCGTTAATGCTGAGGAATCCCTTAAAGTATATTCATCTCTAGCACCCATAGTAACGTTTCTGGTAGGATCTTCTTGTCCTGCCATTTGACGCATTTCTCTGCGAACAACGTCCTGTTGCTTACGAATTAATTCCCTATGTTCTTTAGCTTTGTCTCCAGACAATCCAACAGAATCTGCTAGAAGTTTATCTAGTTTCGCTTTTTCTTTTTCGTAATTGCTAGCCATTTATTTAACCTTGTTGCTTTTTATCAGCCTTCTTTTTTAAATGAGTTATTAACATAGCAATATAAACTTCTCTTTCCCAGGGCATCATATTTTCTAACTCTGTTAAACTATAATGATGTTCTTGCATCAATAAAAAATTCGTTTTATAATAATTCTCTAACGAATCCTGAGAAAGAGTTAATCGAAAAAATGTTCGTACCCATTAACGGAAACAACATTTTTGCCCTCACACTTTGGGCAAGTAAACTCAATAACATTTTCTACAATAGGTGTTTTCTCAAAAAACTCTTTAATTTGTAAAATAGATGTTATAGGCATACTTTCAATAAAATCCTTCAACTCTTCTTTTGTTTGTTCTTTTGGACTAAAAACTTCTTCTTCATTGTATATGTAATCAATTGACTCTGTAATAAGATCAGCATCGTCCAAACTATCTGCCTTAGCCATAATTGTAGATGAGGGGTGCTTTAATACAAGACCCATTGTTTCACTTATTTCAATTTTATTATTTGTTGCTTCATCCAAGCCCACAATTTTAAAATCATTTAAGTCAACTTCCCATGGCAAGTTAGATTTACAATGTCCACAAATTAATGTGAAAGCTTGTTTATCACTAACTGACTTTGCTCTTAACTGTAAGAACAGCCATTGTAAGTCATACATTGCAAGTTCTTTTGCATCTAATTTTCCAAAGCTACAATTAGATACAATTTGTTGACAAGCGTTTACCATCTCAGGCATTTCGTTTGTCTCACTTGCAAGCGTTAGAAGTTTTTCCTCTTTTACTAAGAAAGGCCTAAATGTAAGGGTTTTCTTAGAAGAAGGAATTTCCAATTCAAATGTCGGTGTGTCTATTACCGGTAAAGCCATAATTTACTCCTATTTTGTTCTTTCCCAATAATTAGATGCCACTGAAACTGACAGCCTAATTACTGAGGGGTTACCCGATGATACAGGAACCAAGTTAACCAATTTTGGTACTGACTCATAAAATCTCCAGGATGCAATAACTTCATCCTTTACGTCTAATGAAAAAACTTCAAATGATCCTTGTACTGACTCCTGCCAGCCTGTTTCCTTTGAAACCGGATCTGCTGTGGCATATACCCAGCTTTCAAAGGCTTCTCTAATCTTCCAACCTTGATCGCAGACAAATGTAAAAACACTTTCTGCACCTAAAAATTCTACGTTAGTATTTCTGTATTCTGTCCAGTTACCTATTCTTAAAGGAACGTTGACTCCTGAAAGTCCTGGTATTTGAGCCTCTTCACAGAATAGTGTTGTTTGTCTTTTAACTTCCTCAGGTAGGTTTAATACGCTAGGAAACGTAACCATAACTTCGAACCTATCGCTTCGAGGAAGAAATTGCCCTCTTACATTAGCTAAAAAATCTTGATATTTAAACATTGCCATTATAGCATTTCCCTACTGTCTCTCCAGACTTTGTTTGCTGATGCACCTTGGAAATTTTGTACTGGCAAAAATATAGATGCCTTCCAGTGCTCAGGATTAACTTTAAGAAACCTAGATTTCACTTGAGAAACTAGATACCTTTTTACAGTCGGTTTCACGCCCGGAAACCTGCTGACATTTTGTAACATATTCCAGGACAAATCTAGCTTATCCTCAGATTAAAGTCTAAAAGTTTTCCAAATAGTTGAGCTCTTAACATTGGAGGAAGGTAGTGTAAGTTTAATCCATACCAACCACCTTGAGCATTTTCAAAAGGTATACATAATGGAAACTGATCATAATAAGGAAGATCCTGTTTTGTTTTAGGATCATATAAAAACATGTAAAGACTTCCTACAGATAGAGATCCCTTTAACTCACCAATATCACTTTTCATCGTTGATGAGGCGTTTGTGATATTTCCTGCCAGCCTTCTTACGGCTGACATATACCAATTAAAGGAACGTTCTTGCTCTCCTGCAGACGTTCGTATGTTCTCGAATGGTTTCGCCATACGAGTATTTATAATGAAAGCCCGAGTTCTTTTTCAGTAATAAGCATAAATTCCCAGCCTCTGTCTAAACAAAATTCTTCTGCACATTTCCATTTGGCTGTATTTACACCCCACTGCATAACTTCATTAATAAATCTTTGTGTTTTTCTTTTAGGAACAATGGGCTCTTGGGTAAACCTATAGGGTTTTATTTCAACAAGATATCTCTTATCACCTATTTTTATATAAAAGTCTGGGAAATATCTATGAATTTTTTTGTCTAAAGGTGATCTATATGGTATGGATATTTCCTCAGATCCCCACTCTAATATTTCATTATTAAGATCACACCAATTCATAAACTTTAATTCATAACTAGATCGATATATTATATTAGTACAATCCCCTTTATATTTGGAAGGGTTTTTAGGTCTAAATAATCCTGTATATACTCTTTTACTATAGGGCATGATTATATAGAACCTTAGGGTTGTAATTTTCTTTTTTCAATTGAAAATAAACATTATAAAAATCTTTTTCATTTTCTATAAAGTCTATTAAAACATCCTTATTATGTGATATAATAAAAATTTTGCTATAGTCATCATGAAGTTTATGATATCTATCTATATCATAATTCCTATAACCTTTATTTAATAACTCGTGCATGTACTCTTGTATTTCTTTTGATATTTTTCCAGGCACTAGTGGATTGTGCTTAATACATATATTAAATATCTCTCTATTGTCTATTTTACAGGACTGAAAAAACCCTCTTAGTTGATCCATATTAACTTTTGTTTCAGGCATAAACATTGGTTTATGAAGTTTCTTTATTTGATCAAATAATAGTGTTAAATACTCAGGACAATCTACATCATCCCACAATGCCAAATAGCGTTTATCATTATCAACAACAATGGTAAAGTCTACAGAGCCTAATTGTGCAGATACTTTATTTAATAATACGTCTTCTTGTAATCTACCATGGTGTATCCAAACTCCATTCTTTTCCTCTAGTTTATCCTGCATTAATCTCTCATCTTCCCACACCGGTGATTTTATAAGATACCCTTCTTCTACTTTTGTTACTTTATTAAAATCATCTGGTAAAATGCCTAGACTGTTTGGAATGTGTTTTGTATCTTCTGTTACATGGTTTACAAGCAAAGGAATTGCTGTGTCTATTGATCCATAATGAGATAGGAACTCTACATTATACTCTTTACATATCT